GCCGGTCGGCACCGGCTACCTAATTCTAAGCTATCCTGAAACTTTGAATTTAGAGACGTTTTTTTTCGACATTGAAATTTCGGGATATGGCTACTCTGAAGATAATCGGGCATTCAACGCAAAAATGCAAGGTTTGAAATCCGGGTCAAATGACTTAGTGTATCAATCCTCTTTCTCAGTACAGGGCACAATGCCGGGAGGAATAAAGTCTTGTATTTATCAGGGTAAACCTGGCTTTATACTGGGTGACGGTACCATCTCTTGGAGCATTTACGACATATTGGAAATAAAAAGATTAAGCACTAGGTCTAACGCTTCAAATAACCCTAACTTTCATGATGGTTGGTCTTCTGCTGTCGTTTCTAATCTATCTGCTGTAACATTAAGTCAAACAGGTCAAGTTGGAGATCAAAGCCCATATTCTACAACTGGTGTGTCTCGTGGTTCGAGTAAAGTTAAATCATACAGGAACTTAGTATGCGACCTTACAGATGATGGCGGTGGTTACGTTATATTAAAAATGACTGGCAGCTCACTAGGAAATTTTGTAAATGGGACCATCACCATAGCAGATTATGTAACACAAAACCTTGAAACAGTAGCAACAATAAATTTTAACTTACTAGGAAACACGGGAGAACTTGCGAGATATGCAAGGATTGAGGGAACGTTTGGGAGTGACGAAGTGTCATTTTACGTTGACCCTAATGGTGACAATTACATAGTTCTAGGTGACGGCTCAGATAGCTGGTCAACGAGTGGTCAAGTTTGTTTGGACCGTTTAACGGTAAATGGAAACCAAGCAGGTGAGTACGGCAGTAAGGTATCGTACCAAATCTACACAACTAATGATGTGTTTGGGCTAGAATTAGTGCCTGTAACCGTAGTGCGTAACTCCGGCGACCAAACCCTAAGTGTCTCAGGCGATCAGGTGACACTAAGCAGGGGCGGTGGGAGTGTAACTATACCCACAGACGGAAACGGCATATACTCCACCTCGGCAACCATACCAGTCGGCCGCGTTGCCTCAGCAGCCAGCCACACGGGCGGGACAGTCGGCAGGACAAAGCTGCATTTTGCAGAGGCGGGCGCATCCAGCAGCCGACACACAGGGTTTCAATCCTTTGCGCAGGCCTCCGATACAGGCGTAAAGCTTAATCATCGCTTAAACAACGTGGGCGCAACCCTTTCGTCGAGCCTTGAGTTGTCGAATCTGGTGGACAAAAGCACTTTTTCAAATGATACCTGGTATTATAATAATTCGGCGAATACAGTACTTAGGGGCTTTAGATTCGTAGGCAATAAGCCTGCGATACGGGTCGGGTCAGCTAGTTTCATTGATATGCCAGCCGCGTTGCCAGCCCACAACAACAGCGCGTGGATAGTGGACGCAAATGGATCTGGCGGCAAGTATAAGCCAGTAAGCTACCGGGCGGCAAAGGATCGGGCGGTGACGCTCACAAACACAAGTTTTGCGACTGATGCTGAATTGCAATTAAATGTGCCAGTTGGGAATTACGACGTGCGCTGCAAGCTTATTTTTCAGGGCGAAAACACAAACAGCGAACTAATGTACCGCGTCGCGTCAGCAACAACAATAGGAAATGTAAACGCCTACACATCAAAGGGGGAAAGCGTGTTGACGCAAGCCTTTACGGGCAACACGTTTGGCGAGCTGTACAGGACTGAAAATGCGGCGGGCGTTCACATGATTATTATCGAGGGAACATTACAGGTATTTGGCGCATCAACCCTTGTGGCGGTTCAGCGCGGCGTGCTAGATGCTGACGATTCTGTTACCCTTGAGCAGGGTTCGTTTATCGAATTAACCCTTAACACGATTGGCCTTTAAAATCAAAACCCTATGGAACCTGCATTCCTAAATTACGGCACCCACCCTCGCGGCGATACCATAGACGCCAAGACATTCACGCTGACCACCACCAGCGCAGGCACAACTGCGCCTATTAACCTGACCGGCGCGGACGTAAGAATGACGTTCAGCCTTGCAGGTGTAAAAGTCGCTTTCACCACAGGTGGCGGTATTACGCTGACGAATGCCGAAGCGGGCGTTTTCAGGAAAGATAAGTTCTCCTTGCCTCACGTTGGGGTGTGGACATTCGACCTTCAAGTCGTCATTGATGGAGATACGAAAACGTACATTATTGGACAGATTGAAATCATTAAAGACATAACCGCATGAGTGCTGTAAATGTAACGATACAAGAAACGATTGAGCAGGTGACAGTAGCCGTGACGGAGACGGTAGAAACTGTGATGGTTGCGGTGACGACTGGTGCTGATGGCGCGACTGGTGCTGATGGCGCGACTGGTGCTGATGGTGCTGATGGCCCGGCCGGTGCTGATGGTGCGACTGGTGCTGATGGCCCGGCCGGTGCTGATGGCGCGACTGGTGCTGATGGTGCTGATGGCCCGGCCGGTGCTGATGGTGCGACTGGTGCTGATGGCCCGGCCGGTGCTGATGGCGCGACTGGTGCTGATGGATCAGGCGGCGGCGGCGGTAAATTCGTAGATGGCACTAACCCTGACGACGCTGTATACCTTGCTGGTAGGGTGGGAATAGGTGTTGCATTACCTGTTGCCGGCCAGCACATTCAAGGCAATGACGCCGCTGTCGTCGTTCAGAGGGTGCAAGGCGCAGCCGGGCAAACCGCGAACTTGGCGGAGTGGCGAAATGCTGGTGGGCTGCTAATCGCTGCAATTACAGCGAAAGGGCAATTACACGCATATGGGCCTACTGGCACGGCTACAAATGTAGCAATAGGATTGAATGCGTTTAATGCCCTAACGACTGGCAACTCAGGGGTTGCGATTGGAGCCTCTGTGCTAGAGAGTAATACGTCTGGGTTTGGAAACGTTGGAATCGGGAGGTTTGTGCTGAAAAGCTGCACAACTGGAGGAGGGAACGTAGGAGCGGGATATAACGCGCTTCAAGCCCTTACAACTGGAGGATACAACCTGGCGAATGGGACCAACGCTTTAGGTTTCCTTATTAACGGAATCAGAAATGTAGCATACGGGAATCAGGCTGGGCGACTTTATAATGATGGCACTAATAACACAAATAGCAATAGGTGCATTCTGATAGGTAGCCTGACATCAATACTAGGGGGACTAAATGAGATAGTAATAGGTGACGAAGCCCTGGGGAACGGTTCAAATACTGTCACGCTGGGTAATGACAACATAGTGAAAACCGTACTAAAAGGCAAGGTGCAGGCTGTAAACATAAACTTTTCCGGCGCACCCACCTCAGCAGCAGGGCTGGAAACTGGCGACGTTTGGAACGATAACGGAAACCTTAAAATAGTGTAAAACAGTATAATAATGAGCCAAATTAGAACTAAGAGACCTGTCGTAATCGACCCCATTACAGGCGCGACAGCAGTGGTTTATGTCCGCACGGCAAATGTAATCTTCACCCCAGACCGCGATATGCACGAAGCGACAATCGTGTACAGCGTAATTGATACAGTAGGCGAAGGTGACGATATGACCAGTTCGGTACGAATAATAGAGGTACGAACAGTACGCTTCTCAGTAGCTGAGGCAGACCAACTAGAGAAGGACTTACTGGTGGTTGGCATTACTGTGTCCCAGCGGCTGGAGGATATTGTGCCCAAGCTGACCAAGTATCAGGCAGGAGCGAGCCAAATCTATGGCCTTGGGCCGGAGGACTTCGAATTTTACATAGGATAAAACCATTGCCATGTACCAAACCAAAAACATATCCTCAAAACTCCCCCGGCACGCCACCAAACGACCACCCTATCTTGCTGAGGAAAAGGTCACAAAGGTGATGGTGCACCATTCTGGGGCGGAGAATGACGTTTACAAAGATGTGAGTTGGCAGGTAAATGGGCGGGGCTGGTGGGGATCGTCGTATTATATGTCAATCGACTATGATGGCACCCAATTCATTTGCCGCAAGCGCACAGAAAAGGGGTGGCATTGCGGTGGCGGCGGAAGGAACCACGACACCCTGGCTATCTGCCTGCGCGGAAACATGGACAATCACCCGCCAACGCCCGACCAGCTGGCCAGCCTCCACGAGGCCCTGGTGGGGGAAGACGAGCACTTCGGGCGGCAGCTTGAGCTGGTCTGGCACGATATGTATGTAGCGACCAGTTGCCCAGGTAAGATGATGCCGCGCGAATTGATTGCAGAGCAGATGCGCGATCATTACGCGCCTGTGGTGGTGGCTGTGGTGCCGCCTATTGAACCAGAGCCACCTGTTGCTAAGCCAGACCCGCTGCCTGACGATCAACGCGATTGCGATCAATACGATACAGACAATTGGGGGCCAGGCATGGCCGACCCCAGAGGCGGCGGGTATTGCGCCATCCTTTTACTGTCAACCGCTACGTTAATTGCTGCACTTTACTCCATTGCCGCCTTAATACTTTTCCTATGAACATTAAAGAAATAAAAGAAATACTAACGTTACTTACCTTTGCATTTGGCATGTTCAAAAGCACACCGGACGGGCGAGCAAGACGAGCAGCCATAAGGGCAGAAAAAGATCGCCGGGACCACCTAAAAGACCGCAACAAGTTTGCACAAAAGATGCGGGATGACGTTGCGGACGAAAAGATTACGTGGTCGCAATACGAGGCAATTCTCGCTGATTATGACAATATAAACCCCGTGCCGTAAGTGCGTACTTCAGCGCACGCCCAAACAACCACGTCGGCAGGGGCGTGTCAAAAACTTTACCCTTGCCAGTAACTTTCTCGCCCCTGTTGTCGTGGTTGTGTTATTGGTGGCAGTTATTTTTGATTATGGATATTAAAGGACCAGCGGCAATAGCCCAAAAGCTGTACTTAACAGACAAGAGGATAAAGCGAAAAGCCACAATAGTTGTCGGCCAACCAGAACCGGTCGGAGGGACGCTAATCATTTATGTATGCGCAAATTACAAACGTGGGAAAAGAGTAGCAAAAAGAATGTGCAACGATCACAAAGAAGACTTTACCGCTTTTGATTTCAGCAGGTACCCGGACATCAAGCACGGCACTTTTCAGTACAGGGATTCTGTTAATTCTTAATTGCCCCCAATAACGCCAAGAACGCAAAAAGATAAAAATGACAAACCACTACCTTAGCATCCTAAGCAATTACGCCAACTCGGCGTACTGGCGCGGCTACTCAGCCGCCGCGTTTGGCGTTTTCCTGTCTTTTATGGAGCCGGTTTGGCCTTTCGTGTTTCTTGCCTTCCTGCTGGTGGTCGGCGACCTGATTACAGGGATTAGGGCAGCTAAGAAAAGGGGCGATAAGATTGTAAGCAGGGGCATATATCGGACGCTTGAAAAGTTCGCGCTTTATTTCATCGTCATTACGGTGGCCGAGAAAATGCGCATTACTTTCTTCCCACCCGTTCCTATTACCCACGTGGTGGCGTTTGGCATATGCCTGACCGAGTTCTTTAGCCTTGCCGAGAACGTCGAAACGGTAACAGGGGTGAACATCATTAAGCGAATGAAAAGCATTATACCGGGACTTACTGCCGAGGATAAAAAGCCTAAACCCAAGGCCCCTAAAAAGGACTTAGACGCATAAAAAACAACTGCGCCGGACAGATTTGCGGCAATAACCCTAAATGAATGTATTATGTCTACTGTAAAAATCACAAAGGAACAAAGTGGCGCGTGGACGCCATTTAAGTCCACCAACTTTACCCTCCAGTCCTTGCTTCCGCTATTCCTACTTATCGGGGCTGCGCTGAACTTTCCCGAGGATGTAACGACGTCCCTGTTCGCCTTCATTGGCGCCACGTTTGCGGCCGGACTGGGTTTCTGGGGAACCATTCGGGAATTCTTCAAGGATGGATTTAAGCTGGTCTGGAATAGCAACGTGGCGACCTACCTGGTTGCCGTGCTGGCCGCAATCGTTCCCTGGGTGGCCAGCTACGACATTGCCCCGGTGCTGCAAAACCTGGTTGACGCTGTGCTGACCGGTAACTTTAATCTAATCTTTACAGCCCTGTTTGCGGTCGGTAATATACTGTACAAGCTAATTACCGATAAGCCGTGGATTACGCCAGACCGTCCGATTAAAATTTAGCCCGTGCCGCTTCGGCTATGAGAACAAAGCCCTGCCACCAATTAAGGTAGCAGGGCTTTTGTGTGCTGGACTAGAGTAACTGTATGGATTAAATTGGCCTTAATCCATACCGTTTTAAATCCTTTTCAGGGAGTGGCGAGTGATACCAAACCGTCCCGTGGTTTCCTGTTTTTACCTGGCTGGTTTCAAAATAGGCGTAATAGCCTCCTGGCAGCCCTATCATAGGCTTTAGCATTCGATACCCGTGCAGGTCTAGTGTAAAATCCCCTTTACACCCGTCCGGGCAATACTTTTGCTGCTCCAGTTGTCCGTAATCAGATTCTTTGTACTGGAACGCCCATTTTCTACCGTACCTGTTCAGTATTTCTTGCCGTGCTGTGCCGTGGCTTGGCGCGGTTACACGTACAAATCCGTTTGGGTGGGCGTGGATCATGCCGAATGTGAAAATGTATGATTCCATATTTAGTTGATTTGTGCGGTTGGTGGGTGATTAAAATAATATCGGTAACGTTGCCTCACCTGCCGCCATACTGGGTTTTATTCAGAATGTCGTTGTGGACGAGCGCACACTCCCGCACCGCATCTGCTGTTCTTGCTAGTTTCATTGATTGAGGACTATGGCCTGAACGTGTATATGCATAGCCAACACTATCAGGCGTGGCACTATACGTCAACTGGCCCGCTACGCCCTGCTGCATTGTATAGGTGTGCTGCGCAAGACAAGGCATCTGAGTATCCTTTTTGGTAAGGTAGCCCGATCCCTCAGCGCAAGGCCGATCCGGCTTGCTCGTTGATAGGAATAGGGCAATCATTGCTATTGCTGCGCCCCATGCTAGGTTAGTGTTTTTCATTTTTATGTTGCTTTGTGCGGTTGCCCGCGTGTTAAAAGAATATGGTCATGAACAGGAATTGAACAAATACCTTACCATCGGTGCGCCCGAACCCCAACAGACTGCGCCCGTGAAGATCGGTGTGCGCTATGCCGGTCGCTGTTTCGATCAGCACCAGCCTTGCGCTTGTATCACTATTGTACCTGCTGTAATGAAGGAGGGCCGCGACTGTTTCGGTTCTGTGGTCGCGCATCGCCTGGCATCCGACTATTTGCCATTGCCTCGCGCAAATTTTATTTAATATAAAAGGTATCATTTTTTTGTGGTTTGTGTGGTTGCCCGCAGGGTGATTTGGGCATTATTCGGTAATAAAAACAGCTCCGGCTGACTATTTTTAAGCTCGTAAAGGGCGTCTATAATGGCTTGGTCGGCTTCGTACAAATTGTTGAATTGTATTACGCCACTAAAATTCACACCTTGGATGTTTTGGACGCTTTTTACCCTAACGAACATGTTTTTTGGGTACAATTCCAGTTCTTGGAAGTCGTCATAATATTGGCAAAAAATAGCTACCATAGTTCATTTTGTTTTGTGCGGTTGCCCGCGTAAGGGCTTTCTAGTATTACTAATTTCATGGTTGGTTTTGCTTTGTAAAGAGTTCAGGATGAACACCTTTGAGACGGTAAAAGGCGTCTGCAATGGCTGAATCTCCGAGGTGCCAATCTGTGCATTGGACTACCCCAGCAAAGTCTATTCCTTGTATGTCTTGTACGCTAGAAACCCTAACGAACATTTCTTTTGGGGTAAATTTCATTGTATTAAAATCGTGCCTGGTACGGCAAAAAACAGCTACCATAGTTCATTTTGTTTTGTGCGGTTGCCGCGAGTGGTAGCCTCACATTACGTGCAATAAATCAAAAGAGCCTTCCGCACTAATTCGCGGAACTTAGAATGCGAAATCTTTTCTCTAGCAAGCGAGCCAGCGTGGTGCTCAATAGCCTGTGCAATACCTTTTATATCATCCTCTGACAAAACAAGGCAATGCTTCTTTTCCATGTCACATGTTCGACGCTTAGCTATTTGGCAAAGAGTACAAAGCCCTTCATTTTGCGTAGGCTCCATGCACACGCCGCATTTGTTATCCATTTTGATCATTTTTAAGTATCTAAAAATAGTCCTCGAAGAACCACCTTTTACATTTAGGGCATTGCTTTTGCTTGTCGCCCTTTTTTACCCTTTCCTCTGC